ATGACCGCCCTGACCGTTTCGCCGCAAAGCAAGCCAACTACGAATCCGCCCTCGCCGGAGCTGAATGGGCCGATCAAGTGCTGGCTGATCGAGGAGCGTTCTGACGACGTAGCGATCCGCACCATCGCCCAATCGCCCATCCTGCGGGCCGAGGCGGAAAAGGTCATGCCGGCGCTTCGAGAGGCCGCATTGCGCCCGGCTACCCACGAGCAAATCAAGGGGATTATCGGGCAGCGGTTCGAGCTTTTCCCCCAGCCGCAGCGCGACGGAGGCCAGTGGGCCGCATGGTGGGCCGACTACTTCGACGCCCTGTCGGACCTGACCCCGTTCGCGGTCGAGGCGGGCATGGCGGCATGGGTTAAGCGCCCGGAAGCCGAGTTCATGTGCAAGCCGGGGAAACTGCGCGAGCTGGCGACGACGGTCCCGCATGAGAACCGCTGGGCCAAGGCGCACATGCGGGCTCAGAAGGCGACCCACGTTGCGCCCGCCCCGATCCCCGAAGAGCCCGAGGATCGCAGCGACAGGCCGTCTGCCGAGGAAGTGGCCCGGGTCATGGCCGAGTTCCATGCCGTGATGGCTGACAAGGACCCGATTGCGAAGATGCAGGCCAAGCGCCGGCCGTCTCCGCAGGGTCAGGTTGATGACCGGGGCGTGACCCCTGAAATGCGGGCGTTGCTCGCTGAGCGATATGGGAGGGCTGCGTGATGGAGGGTTCGTGTTCATCGGCTGCGCCGATACCGACCGAGTCGCGTCTGGTCTGGTGGTCGGAACCGGCCACGGGAGCTTGGCGGTTCGAGGGTGTCATCACCCAACACGACATGGGCGATCTGCTCCTTGATCCCTTCGACTTGGCGGTGATCGCTCAGCCAGCCAGAACCGCGGCGGATGTCCTACTGTCTGCTGAAATCGTCTTTCGGCAGCTGGCCAAGCAAGCCGCCGATCGTGCCGCATCACAGGTGGATACGGCTGCGCAGCAGACGTGAACTAAAAACCTATAGTTATCAACGGGGCGTGGAAGACAATGGCCAAGCGAAAGAACAAGCCTACCGACCCGCAGGACATGGCGGGCATTGCAGACGAAGACCCGATCATCCTCGTCTGCCAAGGCCGGCCAGCCTGTGACTTCGAGGGCGAGGATGGCGCCGAAGCCCACATGGCCGCCTGCGTCTGGTGCACGCGCATCACTTGTCACGCTGACGGCAGCGAGACTGTCACGCAGCCTGTCCGATGCTGAAATGGTACGCAGTCCAGACCAACCCGCTCTGTGAGCGCCGAGCCGAGGCTGGCCTTCGCGAGCATGGCTTCACCGTGTTCCTACCGGTCGAGACCAAATGGAAGCGCAGCCGGTCGAAGGCGCGGGAGCGGGTCAACCATCCGCTGTTCACCGGCTACCTGTTCGTGGGGCTGGGGCCTTGGCAATCGCTCTACCACGTTCGCCAGATCGACGGCGTGCGCGGCCTGGTATGCGGCCACGACGGCGAGCCCATCGACATGAGCTGGATGCCGGTCCGGTTGCCGAGCGGTCGCTTCCTTCGCAACGCTGACGGAACCCTCGCCCGGGTCAGCCTCGTCTACGATCTTCAGGCACGTCAGGCCGCAGGAGAGTTTGACCACACGCCCGCGGTCAAGTGCACCTATCGCCCGGGGGACAGCGCTAAGGTCCTGCTGGACGGTCCCTACAAAGGCTTGATTGGGGAGGTGCTGAAGGCGACGGACGCGGGCCGGGTCGAGTTGATGCTGAACGCCGCGCTCAACTGGAAGACCACGCTGGATAGCGACCACCTCGAGGAGGTCCCCAAAGCCGCCTAATAGTGGGTCGGAACTTTTTTTCACGCTATGTGTTGCGTTCGTTCTCGTTATGTGCCACCGTGCACGTAACGGACCAGCTCAGGGGCAACGCGCCCTTTGAAAAACAGGCCCCAGCGGGGTGGGCGTCGATCCGGGAGCGCGGCAACGGGAAAACCGGCCGCTTCTCCGTAGAGCCTTTTGCGCCCTGAGCGCACACCTCATCCGAGCCCCCGACAACGCACACCTAGCCCGGCTTGACCGAGGCCTTCGACGTAAGAGCGGTGCGGCTCGGACCCCATGCCGGGAGACAATCCGATGAAGGCAGCAGCGTTGCTCCAGTCGGTCGGTCCGCCAACGTGGACGTGAAGGCTCAAGGCCTGTCGGCCCTGACGCTGGTGTACGCCTTCCACAACGCTGCTTCGGCTGCTGACGCGACCATTCACTACACGATCGCCAGCTCGGGCGGCACGGCTGCCGATCAGGACGGCTCGGTCAACCTGTATGTCGAGTACGTCCTCTAACCAACGCAACACAGTCGCCAAGCTTCGAGCAGCGACAGGGAGCGGCCACCTACGGTCGGCACACATGACAACAGGCCGCCCTAGCGATTTCACTCCAGAGGTCGCAAACGAGATATGCGAGCGCCTCAGTAAGGGCGAAAGCCTGCGTAAGATCACCGGTCCAGAGCGCGACGACTTCATGCCTTCAGAGACCACGGTGCGCCGGTGGCTTGCGGGCGATGATGATTGGAGCACTGAGTTTCGGCGGCAGTACGCGCACGCACGCGAGGCGCAGGCCGATCACTACGCCGACGAGATCGTCTCAATCGCTGACTGCACGGACCTACAGGCCAATCCGTTCGATGGGTCTGTGCCGATGGTCCGTGATCCCCAGAGGGACCGCCTGCGCATAGACGCGCGCAAGTGGGTGGCGTCGAAGCTGGCGCCGAAGAAATACGGCGACCGCACCATCCACGCGGGCGACGACGAAAACCCGGTGAAGGTTATCACCGCGATTGAGCGACGCATTGTCCGTCCTGCACATCCCGACGGCTGAGGTCTTCGTCCCGCTCGTTGCGCCCTCCCGCTACAAGGGCGCGCACGGCGGGCGGGGTTCGGGCAAGTCTCACTTCTTCGCAGACCTGATGGTGGAAACCGCCTTGGCCCAGCCGGGTTTTCGCGGCGTCTGCATCCGTGAGGTTCAGAAGGACCTGAACCAGTCGGCCAAGCGGCTGATCGAGGACAAGATCGCGGCTCACGGGCTCGGCCATCTGTTCGACTGCCAGAAGGCGGTCACGGTCACGCCCGGCGGCGGTATCATCATCTATCAGGGCATGCAGGACCACACGGCGGACTCGGTGAAGTCGCTGGAGGGGTTCGATGTGGCGTGGGTTGAGGAAGCCCAGACGCTCTCGCCTCGCTCGCTGACGCTGCTGCGGCCCACGATCCGCAAGCCGGGGTCGGAGTTGTGGTTCTCCTGGAACCCGCGCCGCAAGAAGGACCCGGTTGACGTGATGCTCCGGGGCGAGGACCGGCCCACGGGTTCGGTCGTCGTCAGGGCGAACTGGTCGGATAACCCGTGGTTCCCTGCGGAGTTAGAACAGGAGCGGCTGGACGATCTTCGCATGAAGCCGGACCAGTACGACCATATCTGGGAGGGCGGCTACGAGGCGGTCACCGAGGGTGCCTACTTCGCCAAGTCGCTGGCGCAAGCCCGAGCAGACGGCCGGATAGGCGATGTCGGCAAAGACCCGCTCATGGCGCTGCGTGCCTATTGGGACATCGGCGGCACCGGGGCCAAGGCGGACGCCACCGCCATATGGATTTGCCAGTTCATCGGCGAGAAGATCAAGGTTCTGGCCTACTACGAGGCGCAGGGACAGGACCTCGCGACACACATCAACTGGCTGCGTCAGTCGGGCTTTGGCTCGGCGGAATGCTTCCTTCCCCACGACGGGGCCTCGCACGAGAAGGTGTTTGACGCCTCCTACCAGAGCGCACTGGAGTCGGCCGGCTTCTCGGTTCGGGTGATCCCCAACCAAGGGCGTGGTGCGGCATCCCAGCGCATTGAGGCTGTCCGGCGCTGGTTTGCTCGCTGCTGGTTCAACCAGGCCACCACGCAGGCCGGATTGGACGCCTTGGGCGCCTATCACGAGAAGAAGGACGAGGCCCGAGGGATCGGGCTGGGTCCGAACCACGACTGGGCGAGCCACGGGGCCGACGCCTTCGGGCTGATGTGCTCGACCTACGAAGAGCCACGGGTCATGGCCCCTGTGCTGACCATCCCGAACTACGGAGCCGTCTAATGGCCTTGGTCGCACGGAACGCCCTGCCCTGCGTCGAGAGCGAGAACGCCCAGACGGTCCGTGACGCCCTGCCCGCCTACATCGTGGCTGACCCCGGGGACGCGGTGATCGAGCGCGACGCCTTTCCGATCTATCTCGTGGCTGCGCCTGGCGACGCCCTGATTGCCCGGGACGCCATTCCGATCACGCTGGTTACCGGCGTCGCCGAGCAATCGCGGGATGCAATCCCCGTCTACATCGTGGAGGCGTAATGAAGATCGACCGCCTCGCACTGGTTGCGGACGAGTTCCAGCGCGCCATCGGGCGCAGCACCGACGAGCTGAACAGCCAGCGCGAGAAGGCGCTTCAGTACATCAAGGGCGTGATGGACGATGTTCCGTCCCTGCCCGGCCGCTCCTCGGCCTGTTCGACGGACGTTTCCGACGCCATTGAGATGGTCCTGCCCGACCTGATCGAGATTTTCACGGGCGAGGACATCGCTACGTTCATGCCGGCTGGTCCCGAGGACGAGGATCGCGCCCAGCAGGAGACGGATTACGTCCAGCACGTCTTCTTCGAGGAGAACGACGGCTTCCTGAACCTCTACAGCGCCATCAAGGATGCCGTGTCCATCAAGACCGGCGTCTTCAAGGCGTGGGGCGAGGAATACGAGGAGCCGCAGGAGGATTTCGATGGCCAGAGCCTCGATCAGCTCGCTTCGGCCGTTCAGCGGCATGGCGAGCGGGTTGAGCTGAAGTCGGACCTGTCAAATCTGGACCCGAACGACCCTGACGCGACCGTTGATTTCTGCATCCGGGCCGAGAAGAAGTGGCGCGCCAAGGTTATGGCCGTGCCGCCCGAGGACTTCGGTGTCTCCAAGGACACGGTTCGCCTTCCGCAGAGCCCCTACTGCTTCCACAGGACGCGGCTGCGTGCCTATGAGCTGAAGCGTCGCGGCATCCCTGCGGCCAAGGTGGACGGCCTGCCGGCCTACGGCGTGATCGACAACCAGGTTGCGCAGGCGCGCGATCGGACGGACGAGACGGTCAACGACGCGGGCGGGCTGGGCGATCACCGTATCGTCGAGGTCATCGAGCATTATATCGACGGGCCGGACGGACGCTGGCGTGTGCTGACGGACGGCTCGGCGCTGACCCTGCTGGAGCAGGAAGAGCATCCGGACGTGCCGTTCGCGGCCATCACGCCGTACATCGTGCCGCATCAGTTCATCGGTGAATCGGTCGCTGACAGGCTGATCGAGATCCAGAAAATCAACACCGTGCTTACGCGCATGACGCTCGACAGCGGCTACTTCGCCCTGAACCAGCGCATGTACGTCAACATGGACAAGGCGAACGATTGGACCATCCCGGACCTGTTGCGCAACGAGCCGAACGTTCCGGTGCGCGGCAAGGGCGACAACGCCATCGTCCCGCTGACCTCGGGCGGGCTGTCCTTCGACACGCTGGCCGCCATTGAGCACTTCTCGGTTGCGGGTGAAAAGCGCACCGGCATCGTCCGCAACGCGCAAGGCCTGAACCCGGACACGCTGCACGACACGGCCCGCGGCGCCCTTGCGCTCATGTCGGAGGCCCAGAAGCGCGTTCGCCTGATCGCCTCCATCCTCGCCCACACCGGCATCAAGGACATTTTCCTACTGCTCCACCGCCTGCTGCGCCAGAACGCGACGGCGGCGTCTACTGTGCGCCTGCGGGGCAAGTGGGTGGACGTGGACCCCTCGACCTGGGGCAACCGTTCCGACATGACGATCGAGATCGGCGTCGGCTCTGCGGGCAAGGAGGCCGAGCAGATGCGGATGCAGGCCGGCCTTGTGACCTTGCAAGAGGTTGTGACCATGCAGGGCGGCGTCAACGGCCCGCTGGTCACCGTGGACAACGTGTACGCCTACCTGAAGCGCTATTTCGAGAAGGGTCTCGACTTCAAGTCGGCCGACCCGTTCCTGACCGACCCGTCAGAGCCGCCCAAGCCCGGCGACAAGCCCCTCGAGCCTCCCCCGCCCGATCCGGCGTTGCTGGAGGCTCAGGCGAAGATGCAACTGGCCCAGCAGGAAGCGCAGGCGAAACAGGCCCTCGCTCAGCAGCAGGCCGAGGCTGACGTGCAACTGGCTCAGGCCCGCGCCACGGCCGAGATCGAGACCGCCCGCGCGATCGCTCAGGAGAAGTCAGCCCTCGCCCGCGCCGAGGCCGAGGAACGCGCCCTTCTCAAGCGGCAGGAGAACGCCGAAGCCATGCAGGCCAAGCGCGAGACGGCGGCCTTCGAGCTCCAGCACAAGCGCGACGTGGCCGAGGTGGAGCTTCAGCAGCGCCGCGAGGAAATGCTGATCGAGGCCGAACTGAAGCGCGAGGCCATCCGCCTGAACGCCGAGAACGAAAGCCAGAAGCTGGCCAATGGCTCGAATGTCGGGGGTGAGCCCGGATGAACCAGTCTGAAACCGCTGCGCTCGGAGCCGCCGCAAAGCAGGCCCTGGAAATCCTCGACCCGGCCATGGATGCGGTCAAGGCCGCCATCGTCAAGCGCCTGATCGCCACCTCGCCGGCCGATACGGCGACCATCCTCGGTCTGCACGCCTCCATTCAGGCCACGGACGCCGCTCGCCAGATGATCGGCGAGTACATCGCCAACGGCCAGATCGCCGAACACCAGCTTTCCGCCGAGGGCTAAGGCCCCGGTCCTAGACGCCAAGCCCAGAGCAGCGTCGCACCCCCTGAGAACCTATGTCGGAAACGTCCCCAGCGACGCGCGAAAGCGTCGTGGCCGAACTCATGGCCGAAGCCCAGCCCCCGGTCGAAGAGACCGCAGCGGAAACCCCGGAAGCGCCCGAAGAGGCTGCGGCCGAGGAGACCGAAGAGATTCCAGAAGGTGACCAGCCTTCTGACCTCGAAGCACCGGAAACGGCAAGCGACGAGGGCGAGGAAACACCCGAACCGGAAACGGCAATCGAGGCTCCTCATTTCTGGTCAGCGGAAGCGAAGGCCCGCTTTGGCGAACTGCCCCCCGATCTTCAGCTCGTTGTGCTGGAGAACGAAAAGGCAGGCTCCAAGGCCCTGACGCTGAAGCTTGAAGACGCCGCGCTCTCCAAGAAGGAGGCCGCAGCCAAGGCAAAGGAGCTGTCCGAACTCAACGCCCGCATCGCTGACGCCGCCGACAAGGCGGAACAGGCGTTTGTGGACCGCTGGGCCGGGATGACGCCCGAGCTTTGGCTTTGCCTGTCCCGAGAGGACGCGCCGAAGTACATCCAACTGAAGGCCGAATACGACGCTGAGCAGACCATCATCCAGCGAGCCGCGCTCGCCAAGGAGGAGGCTGATCGCGCCGCTCGTGGCCAGTGGCACACCGAACAGGTCGAAGCTCTCAAGACCGCCTGCCCCGATCTGGTCGATCCGGTGAAGGGGGCTGCCAATCTCGGCAAGCTCTCTGAATACCTGGTCGCCCAAGGGGTCGCGGAACAAGACCTCCCGAACGTCGGCGCCCTCGAAATGACCGTGGCGTGGAAGGCCATGCAGTTCGATGAGCTGCAAAAGCTGAAGCCCACGCTGAAAACCCAGCCGAAAGCCGCCTTGCGACCCGCAGCGGCCCCGCCGGCTGTCCCCTCCGCACAGCGTGAACTCCAGAGACTCGAAAACCGGTTCAACCAGACAGGTAACCGGGACGATCTGGTCGCGCTCATGGTCGCCCAACAAGGGCAGAAAGCCAGCTAAACCACCATGGCCGTTCCTACCAATACCCAACAGACCTACGCGACAGTCGGCAACCGCGAGGATCTGGAAAACAAGATCTACAAGATCGCCGCCAACAAGACCCCGTTCACCTCCAACATCGGCAAGGAAAAGGTCAGCTCGACCTATCACGAGTGGCAGACCTTCTCACTGCGCACCCCGTCCGCCCAAAACAAACAGGTCCAGGGCGACACGACTGCGGCCACCGCCGTCAAGACCACGACCCGCGTCGGCAACCGCACCCAGATCTTCAAGGAAATGGGCTCGGTCTCCGGCACGCTAGAGGCCATGGACCACGCAGGCGTCGCTTCCGAGCTGGCCTGGCAGAAGGTCCAGAAGGGCGAAGAGCTGGCCACCGACATCGAGGCCCGCTTCCTCGGCAACTTCGCCTCGCTGGCCGGCGACGCTTCGACGGCGGCTGAATCGGCCGGCGCTCTGGCGTGGCTCACCTCCAACGACTCCCGCGGTGCGGGCGGTGCTGACGGTGGCTTCTCGGCCGGCGTCGTGGCTGCGGCCACCAACGGCACTCAGCGGGCCTTCTCGGAGACCCTGCTGAAGGCGGTTCTGGCCTCGGCGTTCGGCAACGGCGCCCGCCCGACCCAAGCCTATATGGGCGCCACTCACAAGCAGCAGTTCTCGGCGATGACCGGCATTGCCGACATCCGCAAGGACGCTGGCTCGGGTCAAGCGACCATCGTGGGCGCCGCCGACGTGTATGTGTCGGACTTCGGCTCCATCTCGACGGTTCCGGTCCAGTACGGCCTGACCCGCGACGTTCTGCTGATTGACCCGGAGTATTGGGCCGTCGGCACGCTGCGCCCGATGAAGGACGAAATGCTCGCCAAGGTCGGCGACGCCATGCCGTTCCAGATCATCGCCGAGAAGACGCTGATCTGCCGCAACGAGAAGGCCTCGGCCGTCATCGCCGATCTGACCTGATCGAACTGAGGGGGTGGGGCAACTCACCCCCTTTTTCCATCCACAAACGAAAGGGCCTGACATGGCCAAATCACAAGCCGAGTTCCTGGGCGCTGACGCAGCGGCCGTCGCTGCAAAGGACGACCCCCTCGTCAACGTCCGTGTCCTGAAAAAGGGCGACGGCAAGGTCTCGACCGGCAACCACTCCAGCCGGGGCGGTGAAGAGCTTTACGAGTTCAAGGACGAGTTCCAGGTCCTGAAATCCATCGCCGACGAGTTGGAAGAGCGAGGCTTCGTAGAGATTCTTGAGGCTGCCAAGAAGTGAGCGGCTGGCGGTTCGGTCACGAGGACAACGACGGGATCGTCAAGCACTGGCGCCCGGACGGTGACGGGGGCGTAGAGGTCCGCATCTCACAGGACGTTGCGCCCCTCCTCGAACGCAACCGCGCGATGGCTACCCACAACGACGGCTACACCGAAAGCCGGGAGATGCGCCGCGTGGCGTCTGTTCCCGCGATCATCATTCAGAAGTGGTTGATCGAGGAGGGCTGGGACATGCGCGACCCGGCCAACGCCGACAAGCTGGCCGCCAAGTTGAACGATCCGGATTGGGCCTATCTGCGCACCGCTCCGGGCCGGCTGGGCGTGACTAACGGGGTGATGCGATGAGCCTCGACACCTACACGGGCCTCAAGGCCTCCATCGCCTCGACGCTGAACAAGACCAACTTGACCGCCTCCATTCCCGACTTCATCACGCTGGCTGAGGCGGTGATGGCTCGGGAGATCACCTCGATAGGCCAGGTGGACAACTTCGCCGATGTGGAGATTGACGAGAGCGGCTGGCGGCTGCCCTGCAATGCCGATGAAGTGGCCTCGGTCACCTATGCCGGCGAGCCCCTGACCTACCTGTCGCCGGATCGCGTGGGCGAGGTCGTCAGCACCAACCCGGGCTATTACACCATCGACGGAGGCACGCTGAAGCTGGCTCCGACCGGGACGGTGACCATCCGGCTCAAGAAGTCGTTCTGCCCCCTGTCGTCCACGGTCTCCTGCAACTGGCTCCTGCGCGAGCATCCCGACGTGTACCTGTACGGCGCGCTCATGCAGGCCGCGCCCTTCCTGCGCGATGACGAGCGAATCCCTGTGTGGGGCCGCTTCTTCTCCAGCGCCATCGACAGCATCAATCAGCGCGAGATCAGACGCCAGACGGGCGGGGTCCTTCGCGTTCAGGCCGGAGTGACGCCATGACGGCTATTACCTATGACGGCGCAGTCCCGACAGTCGGCGCAGACGCGGACACCTGGGGCTCGGAGCTGAACACCGGAGCGTTGGCCAAGATCAAGGTTGATCTGGACATGCTCAACACCACGACGGCCAACACCATCCTCGGCCGAAACGAGGGCACGACCGGTGAGGTGGAGCGCCTGTCTGTCGCGGAAACTACGGCCATGCTCAATGCGGTCGTGGGCGATTCCGGCTCTGGCGGGACCAAAGGCCTTGTTCCTGCCCCCGCCGCGGGTGATGGCGCAGCCCGCAAGGTGCTGTCTGCGGCTGGAACGTGGATCGGCAACGAGATCAAGGCGCAGGGACTGTTCACGGGGGCGACCGGCGCCACGGTCTCGGCCCGGAACATCTCCTGCGTCCGGTCGTCGGAGAGCATCTTCGTCTTCACCTTCGGGACCGCGCTCGCTGACGCCAATTACGGGCTTCAGATCATGCCGATAGACAGCCCGGGAACGGCAGCCTATGCCCCGAGCGTCTACAGCAAGACGGCCTCGGGGTTCTCGGTCCAGACAACCAAGAACTTCGGGGGGACTCAGGGCGGCTATGATCCGGCCCAGATCAGCGTTCTGGTCACTGCGGCCTAGGGATGCTGATCCCTCTCGCCCTCCCGCCGGGCGTCTACCGCAACGGAACGGACTATAGCTCGCAGGGGCGCTTCTTCGAGGCTGACCTGTGGCGCTGGTTCGAGAACACGCAGCGCCCTGTCGGCGGCTGGCGGCTCAAGTCCACCGACACAGTAGATGGCAAGGCCCGGGCGATCCTGACCTGGCTGGACAACAGTTCGCAGGCATGGACGGCGGTCGGGACCAACGAGGGCCTGTTCGTCTTCACCCGTTCGGGCTCGATGCACGACATTACGCCGGCCGGGTTTACCCCCGGGGCAGCGGATGCGACGACGGGAGGCGGCTACGGCACGGGCCTCTATGGATCGGGGACCTATGGCACGCCCCGTCCCGACGACACCAACACCATCCCGGCGGACGTATGGACCCTCGACACCTGGGGCGAGTATCTCGTCGGCTGCTTCGACGGCGTGATCTATCAGTGGGAACTCGATGTAGGCACGCCGGCCGTGGCGCTGACGGGTGCGCCGACCGCTGAAGCGATCATCTCCACCGAGGAACGCTCCCTGTTTGCTCTGGGCTCCGATGCTGACCCTCGGGCGGTCATGTGGTCGGATCTGGAGAACAACGAGGACTGGACACCCTCGGGCACCAATCAAGCCGGAGGCAAACGACTTCAGACGAACGGCCGGCTGCTCTGCGGCAAGCGGATCAGAGGCGGGATGCTCCTGTTCACGGACACCGACGTTCACCTCTCCACCTATGACGGCCTGCCTTTCGTCTATCGCATCGAGCGTCAGGCGACGGGCTGCGGCATCATCTCCAAGCAGGGCGCCGCAGTCACCGGCTCCGGTACATACTGGATGGGAGCGAACGGCTTCTGGGTCTATAATGGCGGTGTCGAGCCGCTCGAGTGCGATGTTGGCGACTATGTGTTCTCGGACATCAACCGGGGGCAGATGTCCAAGGTCTCTGCGGTCCATAATAGCCAGTTCGGCGAGGTGTGGTGGTCCTACCCCTCGGCCTCTTCGATCGAGATCGACCGGTACGTCTCGTATAACTATCGAGAGGGCCACTGGAGCATCGGATCGCTGGTCCGGCTCTGCGGCACAGACCGGGGCGTCCTCCCCTATCCGTTGATGGTGGGCGACGACGGCGCTCTGTACGAGCATGAGGTCGGGCAGGCCCGGGATGGCCGGACGCCGTACGCGCTGACCGGCCCGGTGGAGTTGGGCGGCGGGGCGTACACCATGGACGTTGAGACCGTCATCCCTGACGAGCTTGCGCTCGGTGACGTTGAGGTCAGCTTCACGACCGGCGACTGGCCGATGTCTGCCGATGAGGTATTTGGCCCTTATGCGGCGTCGGAAAAGACCGACGTTCGGTTCAATGCGCGCCGGGTGGCGATGAAGCTGATAGCGGCGCCGGATCAGGACTACCGGGTTGGCCTGTTTCGGGTCGAGGCTGAGCGGGGCAGCCCGCGATGAGTGTCCCGTTCGCCCCCGTGAAATACGATCAGAGAGACCAGAACGAGGCGCGCGCGGAGACCAAGCGCGAGTTGGACCGCCGGCACAAGCGCGGGGTGGATCTGGAGCTTGCATCCGAACGGCTGATCCTTCGCTCGCCGGATGGGTCCAGATTCTCCGTTGTGGTGGACAATACGGGAGCGCTTTCCACTGTCGCCCTCTAAATGGATCGCGGAGGCCATGAAGGGCTCCGGCTGGGACGTTTCGGAGATCATGGAGGGCGTCCAGCGCGGCGACTTCCACCTGTTCATGCACGAAGAGGGTTGCATGGTCGGGGAGTTCATCGAGAGCCCCCGTCACAAGGTCATTCATATTTTCGCGGCGGGCGGGACGCTCAAGGCGATGTCCGAGCTTGGCCCCACGGTCGAGGCCTTCGGGCGACTTCACAACTGCGATTACGCGGCAGCGACTGGCCGCAAGGGCTGGGAACGGTACGCGCGACGGCATGGATATGTGCCGGCGCGAGGCATTGAAAAGGGGCTGTAATGGCTATCGGCGGCAGCAAGAGCAAAACCAAGACGAATGGCTCGCAGACGCAGCAGTTTACCCAGAACGCTGACACGCGCCTGTCCGACCGGGCCTACGGCATGATCACGGACCGCATGAGCGGCCTTGGCCAGCAGGAATACAAGGCGCTCGATCCCAACGCCTACAAGGACTACATGAACCCGTATCAGCAGGAGGTCATTGACGCGACCACGGCTGACATCAACGCCAATCGCGCCCTTGAGCAGAACAGCGACCGCGCCCGCATGGCGCAGGCCGGGGCGTTCGGGGACACGCGCCGCGGCGTCGTTGAGGCCGAAACGACCGGCAAGTACGCCCGGACGCTGGCGACTACGCTCGCGGGCCTTCGCTCCAGCGGTTACGGGCAGGCGCAGGGCATCGCACAGGGCGAGAACTCCAACCGCAACCAGTACGACATGATGACCCAGCAGCAGATCAACCAACTCCTGGCTCTGCTCGGCCAGGAGACGACCACGACCAGCAGCGGGCGGTCGTCCGGCACGTCCAAGGGCAGCAGCACCGGCTTTAACCTCGGCTTCACGTACGGGTCCTGATTGATGGGTCTTCTCCAGCCTCCGGGCCAGCCTCAGCGTTATCAACTGCTTTCTCCGGAAGTGCAGGCGACGATGCAGCGCGTCATGAGTTCCCCCGCGCCCCAGCCCCCAGCCGCGCCGCAGCGCAATCGCGTGAGCGGCTGGCGTGTGTTCGATCGGGTTCTGGGTGGCCAGACGGTTTCCGAGGGGCTGGACGCCGAGCGCGCCCGTGAGGCCGCGGAGGCCGCCCGCCCGCAGATTGAGGCCCGCATGGCCCAGCTTCGCGGGATGGCGCAGCAGATGGGTCCCGCGGCCATGATCGCCTTCGAGACCAACCCGGAGAAGTTCGGCGAGAGCCTTGCAGAGCAGTACGCTCCTCAAGTCATCGCGGCTGGAGGTGTGCAGTCGGTGATCGGCAGCGGCGCCCGCGTAAGCGCGCCGCGCGACATGGAGTTCGGGGACAGCCTCGTCCGTACAGACCCTCTCCAGTCCGCCCCCCAGACCCTCATGCAGCGCGGTCCGACTTTCGCGGAGGAGACTGGCCGCCTCAACGCCAACAACCCAATCAACGTCGCCCCGGGTGGCCGCGCCATCGATCCCCGCACCGGGGCTGTCGTCGCGGAGGGCGCGGAGCGCGTGTTCTCAGCCTCGGATGGGACCGATCTCGTTACGGAAAGCGGCTCGACCCTCTACCAGAACGCCCCTACCCGCGCTCCTGTCGCCCGCCCGGCCCAAGCCGTCGAGTTGGACGGCCGGCTCGCCTCTATCCAATCCGAGGTGATGCCGACGATTGGCAGGATGGAACAGCTTCTGGCCTCCGGCGACGTGATCACCGGGCTGGGCGCTCCCCAGCGGCTTCTAGCCGCCAAGGCGCTCGCCGCCGCCGGGAACCAGCAGGCCCGCCGCCAGGTCGCGGCCACGGAGGAGTTCGTCAACACGTCGGGCCGACTGCGCGTCGGCATGGCCAAGACGCTGGGCGCCAACCCCTCGAACGCCGATATTCAGCTGCTTGAGCGGGTCACCGCTGGCGACGTGAACCAGTCCGCCGATGGCTTGATGGCGACTATCCGTCAGGGCCGCGAGCTTGCCGCGCGGCAGCAGCGGGACCTTGAGCAGCAGCGTCAGGCATTCGCCAATCAGGGCGGCGGGGCGGCGTCAGGTTCAGCCGGGCCGATCGCGCAGGACGCCCAAGGCAACCGCGTTCAGTGGAACGGCAGCGCATGGGTTCCGATCTGATGCAGGAATCCATCCCGCCGCCCCCGCCCGGATTCACCATCGTTTCCGGTGGCGCGTCGCCCCCTCCTGCTCCGCGTCCGGCTCCCGCCCGCGCTGCCCCACGCCCAGCGGCGTCGAGCCAGCCTCGCGGCATCCGCAACAACAATCCGGGCAACATCGAGGACGGCGAGTTCGCGCGCTCGCTTCCCGGCTATGCCGGTTCAGACGGCCGTTTCGCCCGCTTCGAGAACGCCGACGCCGGTTCACAGGCCGCGCCTCGCCTTCTGGCGTCCTACGTCCGTCGCGGGTTCGACACGCCGGCAGAGATCATCAACCGCTGGGCTCCCCCGTCCGACAACAACCCGACCGCTCAATACGCCTCCTATGTGGCGAGCCGTGCGGGCGTGGGCGTCAATGATCCGATCACTCCGGACAAGATCCCCGTCATCGCACAGGCCATCCACGAGTTTGAAAACGGCCAGACCCGCGATGTGGGCTCGTCCTCGGCTCCGGCCGCATCCGTCCCGCCGCCCCCGCCCGGTTTTGAGGTTGTCGCCTCGCCGCTGGATGATCTGAACATCCATCGTCCCGAAAACGTGGACATGGAGGCGGCTGCGGCCCTCGGCCAGAGCGCCTACACCGGCCCCGGCTCGTCGGAAGCCAACCCGCTGGAGGTGACCGCCGACACGCCCCGCGATGTCCTGATGTCGCTCACGAAGGGCATGTGGATCAAGACCCCGGAAGGTGTGCGCCGCCTGTCGGGCGATGCGTATGTGAGCGCCAACGCGGGCGACGGAGCGCCTGAAACGCGGATCGGCAACAACGCTGTGCTGCGCGAAGAGAACCTGGCTGATCAAACCCGCGCCTTCGCCATGGGCGCCGCAGAGCAGATTCCGTTCCTCGACGAGGCTGCGGTCGGCGCTGCGGGCCTGATCTCGGGCCGGGGCTATTCCGATGTGCGGGACAGCTACCGCGCCGTCCAGGACATCGACAATCAGGTAAACCGTGAGCAGCGCGTGGCCGGCGGGATCGCTGGGGCTGCGACAGGCCTTCTCGCCCCCGGCGGCGGCTTCCTGAAGGGTTCTTCCGGCCTGCTCAGCGCATCTGCCCGCAGCGCCGCTCTCGGTTCGGGCTACGGTGCGCTTTACGGCGCGGGCGCAGCAGATGGCGGCCTTGAGGATCGCGCGGCTGGAGCGGTCGGCGGCGCTGTGGCTGGTGGGTTGCTCGGTGTTACCGCACCCGCCGCGGTCAACATCGGGCGCTCGGTCGTTCAGCGCACCGGGTCCGGCCTCGCCGAAGCAGGCGCGCGCGTCCAGCGCGGCGTAGGCATTCAGCCTCGCGAAGCCGCCATCACGCCCCGAACCACTGAAAGCGCCCTAGATTACGTCCAGCGGATCGCGTCCAACTCGGGCGTCGATCTGGCCGCTAACCCGGTGGCAGCCATGGGTAAGCCGATCACGGCTGCCGAGGCTCTAGGCCCCAACGGCGTCAGCCAGATGGTTGCCCTTACCCGCCGCTCCGGCCGCACGGCTGGCCTTGCCGAGGGTGCGCTTGGCGCACGCGCGGCGGACCAGCCCACGCGGGTTCTTCAGGACTTCGCGGACATTACTGGCGCTGACCCTTCCGGCTCGGCAGACGTGATTGCAAACCTCGCTGCTGCCGGCAGAACGCGCGCCGCCCCTCTTTACGACGCAGCATACTCCCGCGCCGGGGCTCCGCGCTCGCCGCTCATTGATGATCTGATGACGCGCCCGTCCAGTCAGAAGGCATTCGCGCGAGCCGTCACTATCGCCCGAGAAGAGGGCCGCGACCCGACCACGCTCGGCTTCCAGTTCGACGAAGCTGGAGACACGATCCACGTCCGCGAACCCTCGATGCAGACAATGGACTACATCAAGCGGGGGATGGACGATGGGCTGAACGCGTACCGCGACAGCACAACGCGACGGCTCAACCTGGATGAGCGAGGCCGCGCCGAACTGCGGACCTTGACCGCGTTCCGCAACGAGTTGGAGCGCCTAAACCCGGCTTACCGCGACGCGCTGGCCGCCGGAGGCGACCCCATCAGGCTTGAGGAGGCTTTCAGACAGGCAGCCCAACTTTTCGGAACCGGCGTCAATGAGCGGACCTTCGCTCAGCGTGTCTCCGGAATGGCGGAGGCTGACCGGCGCGCCGTGATCGCGGGACTGGCAGATGACCTTTACACCAAGGCCCGGAACGGTCGTTTGCGCCCCAACCAGCTCGACAACCCGTCCTTCCGGGGCAAGCTGGCGCAACTCGTTGGAGAAGAGGGCACCGGTTCTTTCATCGCGCGCGTTCAAGCTGAGGTGTCCCTAGCCCGCACCGGCGGACGAATGGCCCCGAACGTGAACTCGACCACGGGCGAGGCGCTAGAGGCAATTCGCGAGCAGGATCAGGGCGTCGGTTTCGGCGCGGATATGGCCCGCAACATCGAGCAGAGCGGTCCCTTCCAAGGGCTCCTGCGGACGGGCGCGGACGCGATAGCAGCTCCAATTGCCGGGTTTGTGCGCGGCGCACAGGCTCCGGCTCCGCAGGGTGTACGAGATGAGATCGGGCGGCTGCTTCTGATGGACCCTGAGGAACTCAGGGGTCTGCTTACCAACCGCCCCCGTCGCCCTGCGGTCAGTGGGGGCCTCTTGCGCGCCCCGGCGACTGCTGGTCAGGCAGGCGGGCTACTGGCGCAGTAGTCGGAGCGTTTCAGCTTCCGCCCAGCCGCCCGCGGCCTGCGCGCCCAGCCAAACAAGCCCGAGAATAAGGGCGGTGACGACAAAGTAGGTAATCCGGTCCCGGATTAGCCAGAGGTCCCATTCCGGCGGGACCAGCAACTTCAGCCATTTCATCCCCAATTCCTATCACAACGGCCTTCCTCGCGGGAGGCCTTTTTCGTGAGCGCTCATGAGCTGCACAAACCTCGGCTTTGACGACTACGGCAACCTGCGCTGCTCCAAGAGCGCGGACACCGAAGAGAACGTCGGCCCCTTCCCGTCCGCCTACGACCTCTCGGACTACACCGGGACGTTTGTCGTGCGCGAGACAGCGGCCTCGGCCTCTGCGCTGCTGACCGTGACCATCACGCCGACCGCCGAAGGCTCGGCCCTGTCCTTCGGCGTCAGCTACCTGACCCTGCTGCTGAAGAAGGCTGACCTCCAGTCGCTGCCTGACGCCGACGATCCGGACGATGCGTGGACGGGCGTCTACGAGTGGACGTTGACTGACCCCCTCGGCCTCGAAACCCGGCTGGTTTCCGGCGCAATCACTGTCGAGAAGGGTGTCGTCCGATGATGGTTCAAATCGGCGGAAACACCGTCTCGGTTCAGGTCATGTCGTCGGGCATCGGCGCGGCTCTGGTCATCAACGGCGAGGCGGCTGAGAGCGCTGCTGCCGCCGCTGCGTCCGCCTCGGCTGCGTCGTCGTCGGAGGGTAGCGCCGCCGCATCCGCTGCTGCTGCCGCCGCTACCCTCGCCGGGGCCGCGCTCAAGGCGAACAACCTGTCCGACCTCGCCAACGCCGCAACAGCCCGCACGAATCTGGGCCTCGCCATCGGGACGAACGTTCAGGCCTATGACGCGGACTTGGCGGCCATCGCGGCGCTGACCTCGGCAGCTGACCGTGTTCCGTATTCGACTGGCGCAGGAACATGGTCCCTCGCCACCCTGACCAGCTTCGCACGTACGCTACTGGCGACAGCGAGCAATAGCGCCTTCCTCGCCGCGCTGGGCCAGATCGCGTCAACCGCACTGGACTTCCTGCAAACGGGCACTGGCGCTGCAACGCGCACTGTTCAGGCCAAGTTGCGGGAGGTCAAGGACCGCGACGATTTCACCTCGCTCCAGGCGGCGATCGACGCGCAGGCCGCTGAGGGCGGGATCGTCAACAATCCTGTTGGGACCAACACCGGTTCCGGCGTCATAACCTTGAAGCGGTCGGTCAGCATAGCCGGTAAGGGCGTCGCTCACCACGCCTTTTACGCCGCCGGCACTGAGCGCGGGACGGTTATCAAGCGCGCGAGCACTGCGGCTGGCTACTCCGTGGATTTTGAGGCGAACAGCGGCTACGGCGGCAACGCGATCCGCGACCTGTCGATCTACCATTACGGAGCCAACACCGCCCGGGCCGTTCTCCGCGTCGCAGGTATCCAACATGCCCGGCTGCGCAACGTCGAGATCGCGACCCTCAGCAACGCGGTGGCGGACTACGGCCTTTTGCTGGAGCCCAATGGCGCCGCCCTTACCCTGTATGGCGGCTTCGACGGCGTGCGCGTGGTCGCTGAGAACGGGTCTAAGGTCAGCACAGCCCTTGGCATCTTTGAGGACACCAACGGCCTCGCGTTCAACGGCGGGTCGTTCAGCGGGCACGTGCGCGCGCTGGAAATGGGCGGGACCACGCTTAAGCCGATCAACGTCTCATTCTGCGGCACGGCGTTCGAAGGCCTCTACAGCACCGACATGGAACACGTCTATGTCCCCGGCGGCGTGGGCGTCGTCGGCCCCGGGGTGCTGCCCGCCAACTGCTACATCGTCAAGCTGGCCAAGATCACCAAGGCGCAGGGCGTCAATTTCTCCGGCTGCTATTTCGAGCTGGGCGCTACCCCGTCGACCTACGATGACGGCGTAAACGGCGTCCTGCCGCTCTACGCCGTTGTGTCGCTCGAAGGGTCCAATGTCAGCAATGTCACCATCGACAGCCTTGAGACCTGCAACCTGTATGACGGCGGCGCTATTGGCACCTACGTTCGGTTCCGCACGGGGCAGATCTACGATACGACGCAGAAGCCGGTATTTTCCGCTCGCAAGACTGCCTCGCAGTCGATCCCCAATGGGGTTGAGACGCCAGTGCTAGTCGCCGGATCGCAGCTGGTCTATCGACCAGGCTTGATCTCCTACGACGACACTACCGGTATTGGCACGGTTCACGTCAAGGGCGTCTATCAGATCACGGGTCAGGCGACCTTCGACGGCTTCAACGCCTTGGCGTCCTTCGTATACGTGAAGATCGCCAGTTCCGGTGGAAACGCCATTGGGCCGAACGCGCTTGTCGATGGCTCTGCCGGCGTCCCGATGTCGTTGCCTGTTTCTCAGGTGGTGTCCCTTTCCGCAGGCCACACGTTTTCACTGAATGTGTTTCAGGCGACGGGCGTCAGCCGAACCATTCTGGCCGGGGCCGAATACACCCGCCTCTCTATCCACCGGATCGGGTAGACGCGTCCCGTCTGCCGGAGTAGGCTTTCCGGGTGTCAGAGCACCTCAAACGCAACATTGCCGCCGCCGTCATCACGACCCTGTTCGTCGGGTTGGTCATGGTTGCGCCCGTCGCCTACGTGGTCAGCACCGTCAGCATGGACGAGGCCTCGATTCAGGAACGAGCCATCGCCGAACAGGCACGGCTTGATGCGATTTATGCGCAGGCCCGGATTAACGCCCACGGCCCAAGCGGACGCCCTCGTTAGGCGATCAGGGCGCCGCCGTAGAGCCTGATCGCGTCGGCCAGCATCCACAGGGCGATCCCGGTCGTAGCGAACCCGGCCCGCCCGCGAAGTACGAGAATGACCAGCCCGGCGTGCATCAGGGTGACGAGCATTCGACCGGCGAAGGAAACCACGACTGGAGCCTGCCCGGTTAGCAGCAGGATGACCACCAGGGCATAGCAGCCGGGCAGCATTACGGACGACAGAATCTGGGTGTATGTGAAGGCCGCCTTGGGCATCCTGATGCGCATGGAACTGACGAGTTGCTGGCGCATCATGAAGACGAGAACCCCCGTCACCGTCCAGTAAAAGGCCTTTGCAAGACCAGTCGTGTCGGACGTGGTGCGCTGGTAGACCCCAAAATCAGTCAGGGCGTAGGCGAGGCCCGAGAAGTTGGCGAGGGCGACAGCCAAGAAGACGCCAAGCGCGATCCCGATACCGAACAGAAGGCGCAAATACCCGGGCTCGGTAGCCGCCCTTTCGGCGTGCCTTCCATGCGCCAGCTCAAGCAGAAATACGCTGCTGTAGGCGGCGACCAAGGCCAGAACGAACGGAGCCATGCCGGTGTGCATGCTCAATCCGATCAACAGGGGAATAAAGGTCCACGCGTAGTTCTTGCCCCGGTAGAGGTTGATCACACTGATGATCACCAGACCGAAGGCCAGCCCCTCGCGGATTTGAATGCTGGACTTGAGCAGGAAGGCGGCCAGAACGACCGCCGCGACTGCCGGTATCTGCCATATTCCGATGCGCTGCGCCGGCGCAATCCATGCCAACCAGCCAGCGAAGCCAACAAAGGCCGCGCCCAACACGAACCGGAACCGCTCGTAGCCGCCGTCGCCGAACACGGCGAAGGCTCGGTCAACGAAGAACACGAACCCAAGGTCGCGGCCATCGCGGGCCAGCCACGCCCCGCCGCTGTCGTAGATCATTCGATACCCTTGCCAGTCGAAGGTGTTTGGCGACCACTGGTAAGCAAAGACCATGGCCAGACTGATCAGTACGATTGATGCAATCGCGACGTGCGGCTGTGCTTTGTACATGGCGAATTCTAGGCAGAAGTGTGGACTCCTGTCCACCAAGATAGCCGCAATATCTAAAGGGGTGGACCATCCTCCCCGTATAGGGAGGGGCCATGCCCTACCGCAAATGACGACAGCCGCATGGATTGCTCTCGCCGGTCTGGCGCTGGTCCTGATCGTTCATGCCGTGACTACGGCCTTCATGGCTGGGAGGCTGTTCCAGCGAGTTTCGACGCTGGAGAAGCGCGACGACACGCTGGCGAAGCTCGACACGACGGTGACCCGCATGGATGCCAACATGGGCCACCTGACCCAGAGCGTCGATGAGCTGAAGGGCAAGCTGGTGTGGGCGACTGAAACCGCCCCGCGTCGCCCTGTCCGCACTGGGACCGCCAAATGATCAGCGAAATGTCGAAGATCAAGGCCCGCTCCTATCTGGCCGTTCTGGCGCTCGCCGGCTTCATCCTGTCGCTCGGGACGCTGGCCTTTGTGCCGATCCCTGAGGGCAACAGGGAGCTGTTTTCGGCGGCCATGGGCGGCCTGAATATCCTGCTGGGCGCGCTCGCTGGCTACTACTGGCCCCGCGGCAATCCGCCGACTCCGCCGGAAGCCTAACCCCACCTAACGACAATCGGAGGCCACCATGCCCGTCAGCGAGACGCTGCGCTTTGAGCGCTGCCTTGACGAAATCCTGAAGCACGAGGGCGGTTACGTCGATCACGCCCGCGATCCGGGCGGCGCAACCAATCTCGGCGTCACACTCGGAACCGCGAAGGCCCACGGCCTCGACCTCGACCACGACGGCGACGTGGACAAGATCGACGTGCGGAATCTCAAGCCCCGCGACGTTCGCCCGGTGTACCGCAAATCGTACTGGCTTGCGGCCGGTTGCGATCAACTGCCCGCCGGGGCCGACCTGATGGTGTTCGACTTGGCTGTGAACAGCGGCGTAGGCCGGGCCGCGAAGTTTCTGCAAGAGGCGGTCGGTGTCACCGCTGACGGCAGGGTCGGCCCCATGACGCTGGGCGCCGCTCGTCGCCTGCCGCCCGCCGAGTTGGTGCTTCGAATCCGCAACCGTCGGGAGCGGTTCTATCGCGGCCTCTCGACGTTCGACACCTTCGGCAAGGGCTGGATGCGCCGCCTCAATGAGGTGAACGCCAAGGCCGCTGAGTGGGCGCGCGAGAAGTGATCGCCTCCCTCATCTTCGGCGTGATCATCGGCTTCTGTGCCGGGATCGCGACCGTGATCTTCCTCGCCATCTACGCCATGCGGAAGGGTGTCGGGCTATGAAGCCGTCATTTCGTCTGATCGCTGGGGCCTGCCTCGCGCTGGTCGTTCTCGCGCTGGTCGCAGGCGGTTGGAACAGCTTCGCCAAGCATATCCCGTTTACCTCGCAATGGCGGGCCGAGCGGGCCGAGAACCGAGCCGACACCGCAGAATCCGACGCCGCCGCGCGCCGCCTTGAGGTCGAGGGCGGACAGGCACAGGCCCAGCGCGTCGAAACCTACCACACCCAGGTCGTGGAGGTCCGCGACATGACCTCTCGCGCCGAAACCGAAGCACGGAGCGCCCCCGATGCGAACGAACCCCTTCCGGCTGATCGCGCCGCTCGCATTGAGCGCAACACTGACAGCCTGTGCGACGCGCGGCCCCGAGTCTGTGGCCCCACCCCGGCTGACGCTTCCTGACGCAGCCACGACGCCCTGCAAGCTGGACCGGCTTCCTCCGGCTCCGACCGAGGCGGACCTAGAGGCCAGCTATGCCCGTCGCGGTGCTGGTCTGGTCCTGTGTGACGCCGCCCGCGATCTCGCCGTGCAGACCCTGATAGCCGAACGCGAGCTACAGGACCGCTGGCGCGAGCAACAAAACCCCCGGCCCCTGTGGTCGCGGCTCTGGAGCCGTTAATGCCCCAACCCGCCCTTAGTCATGCAGTGGCCGCCGAGGCGGTCGAACGGGTCAACGCCAAGCTCAGAGAAGGATTCAGGCCCGCGGCTAGCCGCTTGACAGGTAGGCGGAACAAAGAGAGAATCTGCCTGCGACCAGACCTTCGCAATCTGGATTCCGGCACAGGCGCTTCCGACAAGCTGACCGGTCTTAGATTCTCGGAGCGGAACCACCTCGAAGGTTGCGCCGGTTCGCCGGTAGAGGCGCTGGGCAGGGTGGACGGCAGACGATACGGGTGAGTAGCCAAGGCGACGCGTAGCTAGCCCTGACCGAAGCCCGGCCACATTGGACCCGTCACCCTAACCCGGTGGCGGGTCTTTTGCGTCTGGACGATAGGCCGGCTGACTATGAACCGGCTGTACCGCCTCCCTGAACAGCGTTGCGTACAGGCGGGAGGTTGCCATGATGGCCCTGTCGCAGTCGAACCAAGCGGGTGTTCCGCGTTCCAGGGTCGCGAGTTGTGTCGTCAGATCACGGTAGTGCAGCTTGAGGCGTTGGCGGAATAGCGGGTCCATGCGCGCGTTTTAGAACGAACGGGGAACGGTTGGAAGGCTTGGTTCACTCGCTGGCGCTCGTACCTACCGAGTTTGCAGTGCTAATTCTGACGCTCTGCTGACCACGCCACTGACGCCCGAAACGCGACCGACTGGATGTCCCCTGCGCCGAACAGGTGATCGACGATGACCGGCTCGACGAAGAACCGGGCGCCGACGTGATGCTCGGTGACGAACGGCTTGTACCGGCCCGCGACCTTTCGTGAAGAGCATATAGCGACGATCTGCGGCTGTCCGGGCCGCAGGGCCCACACCACGTAAAGCCGGATGTCGCCGCGCTCGTCCTGTTCGAACTTGGGAGCCTGAACTTCGGCCAT